TAAGTCAATAATTTGCCAGAACCCATCAAGGAACAGATCTTTGATGACGTAAACAGTGTATGTGAATCCACTGCTAAGGATATGATGAGACCTTGTAAAGAAGGGTCATGGGAGATCGCAAAAGAGTATTTTGATGATCTTGATAGAACCCGAGGAACCAATTGGAGACAGACTTTTCCCGAATTTGATGGTTACTAAATAATATGGTATTATGCCATTGGGGCATGATGCCTTATTACAAATTGACCTACATGTATGGCTAAAGGTTTCAAGGTGGTGACGACTCCGCCTGAAGGTGAACAGACCAAAAAGTCGGATGAATTTTCAATTGAAGCCGCTAGAGAGATGGTGAAGGGTAAGACCTTCGTCTTCTGCCTTCCCGGTCGCGGTGTTTCCTGAAAAACTTTGTGCAACTCTGTTTTGAGATTGTGCAGCAGGGTGGTGCTATTCAGATCTCCCAAGACTATTCTTCAATGGTCAACTTTGCCCGTTGCAAGTGTCTTGGTGCAAATGTCCTCCGGGGTCCTGATCAGGAACCTTGGGATGGCAAACTCCAGTATGACTATCAACTGTGGATCGACAGCGATATCGTTTTCGGTCTTGAGCAGTTCTACCGCATCCTTTGGATGGACAAGGCACTTGCTGCTGGTTGGTATGTGACTGAAGATGGCAACACCACTTCTGTTGCACACTGGTTGGAAGAGGATGACTTCAAGAACAATGGTGGTGTGATGAACCACGAGATGCTTGATGGTATCCAGAAGCGTCGCAAACCATTCACTGTTGATTACACCGGTTTCGGTTGGTTGCTAATCAAGAAGGGTGTGTTTGAACATGCCGATATGAAGTACCCCTGGTTTGCTCCTCAGATGCAGGTCTTTGAATCCGGGGAGGTTCAAGATATGTGTGGCGAAGACGTGTCCTTCTGTCTCGATGCTAAGAAAGCAGGTTTCGAGATCTGGTGTGATCCTAAGTGCCGTGTCGGACACGAGAAAACGAGAATCATTTGATTTTATAGATATATCAAGTGGTTACGCTGATATGGACCGGTACGACATCTTTGTTGATGGGCAAAGAATCCATCACGCAATTAGCGAAGAAGAAATGGAAGACGTGACGCAAGACCTTGCTGACGACTTCTACCAGACCGGTACTCCCCATCCAGAAAGCGTAGACGTGATATACATCGGATCAGATGAAGAATAAAGGAGGGGTCGAAAGACCCCTTTTTTTGTGCTCTAAATAAATACAATGGCAAAATACTAGGTCGCGCAGTGCCTCTTCAGAGAACATCGCTACCTTTCAAAGACATTTCACTGTCTTTCAAAAGGCATCCGGTCACTAACGATATTATTCCTCTGAAGAACGAGGACGCTATCAAGCGATCTGTTCAAAACCTGGTACGTATCCAACTAGGCGAAGTCTTCTTCAATAACCTACTGGGAACTAGGATTACAGGATCTTTATTTGAACTCGCTGATGGGGATTATATCGACCCCATCAAGACTGAGATTGAAACTACTATCGGTAACTTTGAACCTAGGGTCAGACTGACCGATGTGAAGGTCGAAAGTTATCCCGACAGAAACGTCCTCGATATAGCAATTTACTATGACATTGTGGGGCAGAATGCTCCATCACAAAGTGTGACATTCATCCTCGAACCCACCAGGTTATAATGGCACTAACCCAATTTACCAATCTGAACTTTGAGGACATCAAGACCTCAATCAAGGACTATCTGAGGGAGAATAGTAACTTCACAGATATGGACTTTGAGGGGTCTAACCTCTCAATGCTCATCAACGTACTTGCTTATAACTCGTATAGCACCGCCTACAACACCAACATGGCGGTGAATGAGACGTTTATAGACTCAGCAACGCTAAGAGAAAATGTTGTATCTCTTGCTCGCAATATCGGCTATGTACCTCGTTCTGTCCGTGCGGCGAGGGCGGTAGTTGACATCGATATCAATGACCTTCCCACTACCACTGAGACGGTCTCCATCCAACCAGGCGTCATCGCTAACGGTTCTGTATCTGACGTAAATTATATCTTCTCTATCCCTGAACAGATCACCTTCCCTGCAAGTGATGGGTCAGCAGGTGCTTCTATTGAGATCTATCAGGGTCAGTACCTAGAGAACACCTACACCGTCAACGATTCGCTACCTAACCAAAGATATATCATTCCCAACAATGGGGTGGATACGTCTACTCTCAGAGTCAAGGTAAAGAACAGTGCTTCTGATAATACCGTTACTGAGTATAAGTTGGTTGATTCTATTGTTGGTGTTACTAGTGCCTCCAACATCTACTTGATCCAAGAGACCACTGACGAGAAGTATGAAGTCCTCTTTGGTGATGGTGTCTTTGGTAGAAAACTTCAGTCAGGCAACGTAGTTACTGTTGGGTACATCAAGACCAACGGCAAGGCAGGAAACGGCGTTCGTTTCTTCAACTTTGTCGGAACGATGAAGGATCAGGACGGTGCCACTGAAAGTGGATTTGCCGCAAACCTGTTCACAGCGACTCCTTCTGAAAATGGCGACTCTATCGAGTCACTGGAGAGTGTCAAGTATTATGCACCCCGCCTGTATGCCGCTCAGAACCGTGCTGTGACGGCAAATGACTATGAGGCAATCCTACCCTCTCTGTACCCCAACATCGAGTCTGTGAGCGCCTATGGGGGCGAAGAACTGACTCCTCCACAGTATGGTCGGGTATTCATTGCTGCCAAACCTAAGAATGGTTTCTTCCTGTCTGATCTGACTAAGAAGCAACTGCTTTCTTCTCTTCGTAATTACACGATTGCAGGTATCCTGCCATCTTTTGTGGAC